ATTGAAGTGTTGGCAAATTGCCGACGCTTTAGGTATTCAGGAGGTTCCATCGAAGGATCGGGGAAAGGTATACTAAATGTACAACCTCCTCCCCGAACCCCCGGACTCTCAAATCACGAGTTCTATGCCCTTTGGGCTGAGGATCATTTGAAGTACGTAGCGCTTTCGTTACGTACCTCTGGAATGACCCCTCCTGTGCGACGCTACTTGCGAAACAAGGAGGTTCTCGAGTTTATGAGAGCAACATGGGATGCTCTTCTTGTTGGATACCAACAAGAACGAGCATGGTGTCTAACAAGGTACAAACACTATTCTCCCCTTAACAGCCGACGGCTGCAAGGTGTTAATAGGTTTCGCAACCAGTTAGTATACCACCCTCTAGAAGCTGCACATCGCCTTAAGGCTTGTGCACAGGCCTGTAGGGCCTGGTACTACGGTGGGCCTAAGCCCACGGGTAGGCTTCTAGTGTTCGAGGAGAAGATGCCTGCTATGTTGGCTTCCTACATAGCTAGGGCACTTCCCCCCGCTCCAAAGGACAAGCAAGGGTTGGAGGATCTGTTGTCAAGATTGACCTCAGAGCCCAACCCAGAGCCTGCCTATTGGAGACCTTTCCTTAAATCGTATGTTTCGAGATGGGGCACGCCTTCGGGCCCCAGAGAACTCTTTACGATGCCTTCTGCTAACGCGGCCTTGGGATTCCCAAGGTCCGTAGGAGGGCACGTAACCGGAGTCCAACACTTAGTGTTGCTCGGATATGCGATTAAGAAGACTCGCAGCAGAGCAGGGCACCCTACCATTGGTATGGACCCTGACGGCTCTTACCTGGAGCTTCTCAGTGATGCCCTTCACCCCTCTTCAAATAAAGGGGGTGTGGATGGGCTAGAGAAACTCTTCAGGCAGCCGTGGGATGAGCTGGAAAAACAGCTCCCCGGATGCGGCGAGTTTCTGCAGGACTACCTGAAGATAGCGGTCGAGTACGTGATGGAAAACATTACGTATGTCCCTATCTTACCGATAGTTGCAGAAGAGAAGGGTTTGAAGACTAGGTTTCCTACCTGTTCATTAACAGCAGTGAACCTTGTTCAACAAATACTTCGTCGAGTCGCGGACCATGTTATGATTCGCGACCCGAGATTTTCGGAGGCGTTAGGAGGTGACCTCAGGATGGATATGAGGGGCGAGGATGGTCCTTGGGATTCCCAGGACGCTACCGCGGCCACCGATTACCACCCTGAGTGGCTCACCAGAGGGTTCTATGAAGAACTAGCGGATCGCTACTCTTCTTTGGCACCGTACAGACGTTGGTTTTCCAAGCTGTTTGGTCCTAAGAAGATCCTCACGTGTGACCCGACTCTTTGCGAGCCGGTCTCACTCCTAACGCACTACCCGAAGGCTCCATTGCTTGACGACCACCCCGCGGAAATGTTCCACGGGGTCAGGGTCAAGAAGATGGGGCCAGGCTTAACAGGTCTGGGCCACGCCGAGGACATTCTCCTTTATTGGAATGACTGGCTTGACGACCTGAATGGCCTACCGGGTACGATTACAACCACGGGGCAGATGATGGGAGATCCCACATCTTTCCCCCCCCTTATGTTGGTTACTCTGTGTTCCGCAGAGCAGACACTTGAGGTTTACCCCTACACTCCAAAGGAGCGTAGGAGATGGTATCGTGGTTTGAATCGTACCGATGCCAAACTGAGAGGAATCGGTGATGACGCCGTCCTCGCACGCTGGACCAGGGCTCGGCGAACTTTGTATTATACAAAGTTGGAAGAGCTTTCCGTGAAAGTTTCATGGAAAAAGTGCTTCTACCATCCGTCGAGGGGTATCATTGCTGAAATCCCTCTTCAGAACGGTTTCGAAGTTCCTTTCTGGCCTACGTCAGTTTTGGTGGCACCTCCTGGAGGAAGTAAGGGTCACGTAACGTGGGTTTCACAACCCACCGCCTTTGGCGGTGACCCATCACGCCCAACCAGGAGGATACCCAAGTTCTTTTGGAAGTTATCCCCGTATTATTATACGTGGATGCTTGCACAACGACTTGGGTTGCCTTTGGGCGCACCTGAAGCCTATGGTGGAATTGGCCTTGCCATTTCCCCCAAGCGGGCTTCACTGCGTCACGTACAGTGGCTGTCCTACCTTTCACAGCGTCCTAAAGAGGAGCTGATCATCGGGCTAGGACTTGCCCCACTCGGCGCGTCTGGCCAGTCTTTACTAGACAAGTCAGCCGCCGATTGGGTCAAGAAGGTCCTTTCCGCAGATTCGCAGTGGCGATCTGAAGGATTGGAACTCCTGTCCAACTGTGCGTTAACCGACTCAGCGGAACGCCGTATATCTCTCAAAGAGGGATATAGACAATCCGTGAGCCGTGTACGTTCCGTGGAGTTCTATTTTAGAGCTCCCCCCGGATCTTTGGACCCGTCCGCCCCCTCTGTGAGGATGGCGAGCCAGAGATTCGGACGAAAAGTGGGTTCGACGTTCATGCTTGGATCAAACATGAAGTACGAATCCACTATTCGGGACGTGGAAAGGAAAATACAAATTTTCTTTTCTACTTCGGGAGGGTTCCTTCCCGACCCATGGGCAAAGCCCTCGAGCGTCTATGGATTAGAACGTTCGACTGAAGTCAAGGTGCGTTGGAAAGCACCTTGGATCCAGGGGTTGGGTTAAGGAAC